GTCCGGGGATGGCCGTTCCCGCAGAGGAGAAAGAAAACCCACCCGGCCAAGCACAGGAACAGTTACCGGGACAGGTAAACCTGGAAGAAGCCATAGAAGAGATAGAAAAGGGCACCACATCATACATAGAACCAGATAGTCCCCGGCCGGCAGCAGGCCAGGATCTGGACACGGAATGGGAAAACTTGAAAAAAGCCCTGTCTCTCGAACTACGGCTGATGAATATGCCGGGCGC